CCAGCCGTAATAGCATCCTGTTTAATTACATCAGCTTGTGCATTTATCGGAATATCCATACGTCTTTCTTGACCGGTAACTCTTGTATTTGCTAGAGTATTTTGTCCTTGCATATATTCCTTAGCTAAATCTTTATTTAAGAATATTAAAGGATTAACATTATACATATCACCAAGAGCCTGAGCAGTTAAAACTTGTCCAGTAATATCATTATTAACATTACCTTTAAGACCTTCTTGAAGTTTTAATTGAGCTGCAAGTTTATCAACATTTCCGGTTGATGTACTAGGTAATTTAAACATTGTAGATTGAGAATATTGGTCTACTGGAATTGTGTTTAAATCTCCCCTAGCACTTACATAACTAATTCCACCCCTTTGACTAGGAGTAAGACTAGAAATAAAGTTACCTAACTGATTTGCATAAGCTTGTCTTTCATCAGCTCTTACTGCATCTTGATATTGTTTTAATATAGCTTCATTAGCTTGCTGAGCTTGTTGGTTCTTAGCATTTTGTAATTGAAGGTATTGTAATAAAGCTTCTGTACCAGCATTATTCTGCATTGGTTGAACTCCTTCTACTTGATTATTGTTCATAGCTTGTAAATCTGCTAACCTTGAACTTACCCCAGCATTCCATCTACCATAATCAGGAATATCACTAAATACATTAGGAACGTCTACGTTGCCCTTTAAGGCTTGTTGATTTGAATTTACTACCTGAGTATCCTGAGGATAAATAAACGCTCCTTCTGGGGCATTCTGAGAGGTCTGATTAGTATATCTTCCTGTAGAGTAATTAAATTTTGGAGGTTCAGGATAACTTCCACCATTAATTACGTTAGTTAGATTATTTTCTTCTGTTTGCATTCTATCAATACCTTGTTGGTATTCATCTTGCAAAGCTTGATTAGCTGCTAAGGTATCATCTGCTTCTTTAATCAATTTAGCTCTTATAGCTTTATTATAAGCATCTACTTTAGCTCTTTGTTCTGGAGTAAAGTTAGTGTTGAGAGTATCAAAAGCATCATACATATTTATCTCATCACCTTGTTTCCAGTTATATCTATTATCCCCAGCCATCTTCTTATCATAGTAACTTTGAATTGCTTGAGGAATAAGTTCTGTAGCTCCTAGTCCAGCAAGAGATGCTGCTCTAACTACCGGATGAGGTACTGATAAACCAGCTCCTAAAATCTTTTGGTTCCAAGTTGTCTTAGGGTCTAACATTGTCCAAGCAGTACCAGCACCAGCTAAAGCTCTTCCTCCCCATTTAGCAATCTTACCTACCTTACTAATTATAGGAGCTTTCTCAGTAGCTTTCTTAGCGGTATCTTTAATAGTATCTTCTACTTTATCTTTGATACCTTTAACTGTATCCTTAGCCATCCCTATTTGTTTAGGAGTAGTTTGAGGTTGAGGTTTAGGTTGTGTTTTATTTGTTATCTTCTTAGTACTGTTGATATAATCATTAGTCATTTTAGCAGCAAAGTCAGGATATGCTTTATAAAGTATTCTTTGAACATTCCTTGGAGCTTTTAAGAAAAAATTAACAAAGTCTTTATAGTTCTTAAATCTTACATTCACCATTAATATCTTCCTCCCATATAGGTTCTATAAGTAGTAGGTGTATTAACTATTTGTTGAGCCTTTGTATTCAGATTAAGATTAGGAGTTGTATTAATATTACCTAACCATTGAACTGCTGGAGATTGACTATTAAACATAGTACCTATAGCTCCGGTATTTTGTCCACTTAATGCACCAGTAGCCAAACCTCCTACACCACCTAGAATAGCACCAGGAACTCCACCGGAAGCTAAACCGGTTAAAGCACCCCCGATACCAGAAGTTAAAGCATTACCTAAATTAAATCTATTCTGAGCATTCTGAGCATCAGCAACATATTGTGCTTCAATATTTCTATTACGTATCTGCCAATTATTCTTGTCTAAATCATTAATAGTATTACCAGCATCATTATACATACCATAAACAGTACCCAAAGATGTAAGGTTTCTATTAAATTGATTACCAGCAAGTTGGTCTGCCATCTGATACATTTGAGAACCTAATCTACTAGCAAGGTCATTCTCTTGTTTATTAAGCATATCTTGCGTATACATAGAAGGAGTAGAACCTAATCCTCCAAACCTATTGTAATTTCTACTAGCAATAGCATTAGCTTGCGTATTGTAATCTTGGAGGAAATCATCCCAAGTCGTATTGTAAGCTTTATTAACTATTCCAGTAAAGTCTTGAGCAGTAGGAGCTTTTACTAAAGACTGCCAATTACCTCCTACCCAATCACCATAGGTTCCTACATTTTGTCTAGCTCTATCAGTATATTCATTACCTTGCCATTCTTGATATACAGGAGCTTTAACTTTTTTATTACCACCAAATGTACCCATTATTTTATATCCTCTCTAGTTCTTGAATAAATCAAATCATCATAGAATTTAGGTTTATTGTTTTTATCAAGATAAACACTAGACTCTTTCATAGTACCTTCATGTTTAAACCCTAAATCCTTTAGAAGTTTTATTACTCCGTATCCACATTGGGGAACCTCTGCTATGAGCTTTTTTATTAGATAATGACTATCTAAGAAGTTTAGAAATACTTTACATATCTCTCTAGCCTTAGCTCCCCAGAAGTGTCTACGAATTGCACAATGTATATTAATTCTTGTTATTACTGTTTTGTATACCCTAATATTATCTAGGGTAAATACCGCACAAGGTACTCCATCTTCTTTTACCATAAAGACTAAATCATCTTCTATAGTTCTTTCAACGAAGTCCATAATTGTATTACCTTCGGTATATGTGGTTAAATCAAATATCTTTCTTTCTTGGTCTTTGAACATCCTATAGATTTCTTTTATCTCATCTTGGAATTCTGGTTCCCATTTAACTTGGATAACTTCGTACATATTTTGTCCTCCTTTTCGTTATCTCCAAGGGGTTTCTGCGAGCTGAATACCTTCAACTTCAAAACCACTTATACATATATTATCACTATAATTATCATCTCCATCTTCATCTTCATACCCACCAGAGAACCTGAACTGAACAGTCTCAAAATATTGAGTAGGAAGTAAGAAACGTTTAGTTTGATAACCTTGTTCTAACCAACCATCTCCTAGCATAGCTACCGGAATATCATTATAATTATCATATCCACTAGGTAGGTCTGCTGGAAAATCTCCATCTTTAGTTGTGAAACTATTTGAATAATCCCATACTGTATCCGTTAAAGACTTAGGTAATGTATTTTCTGGTAATACTGGATAATTATAAATAGGTTCATTAATAGTTTCTGTAGTTGGAGTAGTAGCCAAGAAGTTAGAGGTTCTTAAATAGTAACTAGATGTTGTTCTTTGTTTATCAGCTTGGCTATATCTAGTTAAGGTATTACCGTTTACTGTTATTGTATTTCCTGATACGCTTGATACGGTTCCATAAACATTAGTAAGATTAATGTCCGTATAAACGTTATCACCATATCCTATATCTGTTGTATCTGTATAGTAGTTAGTACCAGTAACACTACCTAAATCCTTACTAGACTCTCTAGTGAAAGTTCTGTTAACACCATTAATTTTTATAATGATATTACTTCCACTTTGAGTATACGTTTTAGTACTACTAGGTATAGGATTTGTTCCACTAGGAACTTCTTTTGTTTCAGTATCTTTATCGTCATAGCTTTCAGCTCTATCAAGTATTAACTTTTGGAACTGGTTTTTACTATAACTATACCAAGCAAAATCTTGTCCATCTTTTCTAGCAGCTATACCATAACCATAAGCACTACCATAAGGAGCTATATTGGAAGGGAATAATTGGGCGGTACCTGTACCTATTTCTACGGTGTGATACCAATTGCTACCGTCTTTAATATAGATTGGTATATTAGTATTAGTAGTACCATTCTTGATAGCATTAGCATAAGCTTGAGTAGTAACACCAAATATTCTCCCATTACGATTATAGTTATAATCAACACCATAGAAGGCATAGTAATTAGTCGTAGTTACTTGTTTCTTAACTATGTTAGTTTGACAAATATCACCTTCAACCCAAGCGTAATAAGTACCATTACTATCTGTATATTTATAACATAAGCTACTAGGTATTTTTTTGTTCCAAGCGTAAGATGTTACTGTAGTTTGTTTAACTAAATTATAATCATCATTTACTGTTACCTGAGTCTCTGTATAATATTTATCATATTGATTATATCCATCAAATACTAACTGCTGAGTAGAAGAATTAAGAGTGTATACCGGAACATTCCAACTATACTCGCCTATCTCTTTTTCTGTATAGTAATCAGTACCATCTATAGTATATTTATATCTTTGACCTTCTTTATTCTTTATTTGATAGATATCCCTACTTAATATATAATCGAAGTTATTAGGGTTCCAATCTCCTAACTCGGTTATTTCATTAAGGCTATTATAAGTAGGATAGTTGTAATCTACATCCCAAATTAAACCACCTAGATTATCGTTTAGGTTCTTTATTAAACGTTTCTCTTTAGCACTTAGGTTACCATCTCTATAACTTTCTACATAGAAGTGATTAGCGGATGTATTAAGCATCTTAATTCTAAACTCTTTAGTAGTAGTTTTATTTGTTCCTCCTCCCCAGATAAAGGAAGGTGATAACCAATGAAATTGAATTGGTCTACCGTTAAATGTCTTACCCTTGAATTCTTGAAGAACTAAACCATCTCTTGTACCGATATAAGTTTCATTCTCAAACTGAAAAGCACAAGTTACATATTGTGGAACTTTTCTGAATAACCAAGTCTTAGTTTGTATATCATAGATATAACATTTACCACTACCGTTATACTCTCCATAATTCTCATTAGGACTTTCAGTAGTTCCTCTATATTCATCAAGGTTATCTATCATTGGCATATAGAATAAGATATACTTTTTCTTAGGATTGTAAGTAGCGTATATTTCATTATATCTATCTACATCTATATTAACAAAACTATCTTTAATCTTAAAAGATAAGTCTCCACCTTGATAAGTGTTATTATAAATACTTCTGGTTAGTAAAGAATAAATACCTCCAGCTTCTGGAACATAAGTAAAGTAACCGTTATTAGCTACTACGTATGATTGCTGAGAAGGTGTCGTGTATTCTGAGTAAGGTTTTAATTCCCATTCACTAGCTAAATCAGCAGTACCGTTAAGTAGGTAAGTATTCTGTTCTTTATGAACTACTAAGAACTCTGCCCAAGTTCCTAAAGCAGTAAAGTTAGAACTATCTTCAAAGAACTCTTTAAAAGCTCCAGCATCTTCACCAACATTAGAAGACTCTTGCCATACATCCTGAGTTCCTAAACCTACACCAGAATAGAATAACATCCCACCAGTATAAGCTTCGTTTCCTTGTTCAACAGAGTTAGCTCCCATAAATAACCTACCTCTATAGGAAGCTATTGTTGATGGATGAAAAGTAGTTTGTAAGGTTTGTCCTTCATCTTGTATACTTAATACAGGTACCCAAGTCTTAGTTAAACTAGGTTTCTCTTTGTTATAATAAAAAGCAGACCAACCATTAACTACAACTACTCCGTTATTATAACCTACAATACAATGTCTAGGATTAGTACCACTTTCTCCACCATCCTCATATAACATTGTACCTATTAAACCAAAGGTCTTGTTGAATTTATCATACTCCCAAACTTTATTATCTTGGGTAGTAACTATCATATAAGACTCATTACCTAGAGTGTATTCATATCCACAAGTTACTGTACTTCCACCAGGACTAGGCATACCTATTAAGGTATTACCCTTCATTGTTTGAATACCACCTAGTTTGTAATATTCTACATTCATCATATCCGGAGACTCTGTACGACTAGAACTAGAATTAATAGTTGCTAAGTCTTGTACTGTATTTAATCCTCCGGTTAAATTATAAAAGCTTAGAGCTTTACTCATTATATATTACCTCTTGATGTTTGTGTTCTAATTTGCCAAGCATTATATAGAGATTTAGCAATACTTTGTTCATGTTCTCCTAAATGGAAGCCATTAGGTAAATCTTGAGTACGTCTACAATCCTTACACAAAGCTCTATATGCTCTCTTGAATTTAGATTGGTAATGTATATAATTTCCATCAGCATCATTACCTCTCCAGTCGGCACATACTTTCCATATTAATATATCTCTATGACGAGCCGGAATAATAGGAACATCATTAGCTAACTTCATTTCAGGTTTACCTAAACCACAACAATCTTCTGCAAAATCATCTGTATAATATTCTACTTTAATAATAACATCATCTTCGCTTTCACCAGGAGTAGGGAAGAAGTTAATCTTATCATTACTAATATAATATCCTACAGGCAATCCTGTTGTATTATGAGGTAAATACTTATGGTCTTCATAGTAGCCTAATACTAAATCTAAACAAGGGTATTTCATATACTGAATAAAACCATTAGGTCTATCATAAGTCTTCATCCCGGGTACTAGAACTATTTCTGTATCTTTATTTCTAAATTCCCAAGCTTCATTTTCATTATTACAAATATAACTTAGAGCTTGGTTAAGCATCTTTTTAACACGTCTACCTTCTGCAGTTGTATTTAATTCTTCAAAGGTATCAACCTTTTCGTAATACAATTCTTCTAACACATCATTACATAAATCAAAATAAGTTTTACCGGACATCTTCGTCTCCTATATTATACCAGAGAGTCTAGGGAGAAATTAATCCCCCTAGACGAATGGCTATTGAATTTCCTGTGTAGGAATAGCTTCAACAGGGTCAACATCAGCAATTACACCACGATATAATGCTTCCGGATGAACCAATTTGAAACCATAAAGGTCAATACCTTTAATAAGGTCTCTAAAGCAATAAGGGTCTCTTGTAGACTCAACTTTAGAAATCTGTTGAGCTTTAGTAATTGCATTCTTAGTACCAGCTAAGAAAGGTAAACCGGTTGTTTGTAAGTCATTCAAAGATTTATCAATAACTACATCCATACCAGCTACTCTAGAAACGGCACCGTCTTTAACAACTACATCAGCCATATCAACTGAACGACCACCTACTCTGTAAGAAGACATAATAAGTGTATGCATTTCAGGAGTTACGACAATAACTGCTCTTTCATCTCTAGCTTCTTCTTCCATAGGTTTGAAAGAATAAGTACCATCAGCACCTACTGCCCCAGATTTAATTAAAGCTTCTTTTACTTTAAGTAAATGAGTGAAGATGTTCTGAGAAGTGATACCAGTCAACGGAGTAGCTAATGTACCACCTTGTCCACCATCAGCAAAAGCATGTCCAGTAGGAGCCGTAGCAGTGAAGGCATAGTTAGCAATTTGTCTATTTCTTAAGTATTTTAATTTTTCACCGTAAGCAGTAGCTTGACCGTCTAACCATTGTTTGAACTGAGTTTGTGCTTTCTGAACATCATCAATAGCTAAACCGAAAGTAGCAACTCTATCGATAACTAAGTCTAAAGACTCTGGAGCTGGAGATTGGAATGTTGGGCAAACACCTTCTACAGAGTCAGTACCGTCTTTGTCTAATTGAGCAAATGCGATAGCATTATCAGAAGGAACAACAGGAACAACTATTCTTACTCTGTCTCCCATTTCTTTAATTTCACCAGCATAGTTATCATTGGTAAGGTTATCAGTAACACCCATACCTTTAGTACCGTAAGCTACGGCAAGTTTCTTTGAAAATATAATAGGTATTGCACCATTTGCATTACTCAATGCTTCGCTAAAATATTCAGCCATAATTTATTTCTCCTTTTAAGTTTTAAAAATCTAACCTAAGAAGAGCTTATCAATTTCCTTTTGATGTTTTTTATAAGTTTCTGCATCCATCTTTTCAATATCAGCCAGAGTGAAGGCTTTAGGGGTTGGACTTGATTGCGTTTGTTGAGAAATTGTAGTATTATTTAATACCTCTGCCGGTTTAGTTTGGGCTTTCTCATTCATAGCATATTGTTTCCCCATTTCAAAAGCTTCTTGCATTATTTGATTACTAAAGCTAACTATCTGGTCTATATCAGCACCAGTGCATCCTTGTTGTAAGTAGTGATTAACAATATTACCAACAACAGGGGAAGCTTCTAAAACTTGTTGATTACGTAAGATTGCTTGTTGAATATCTCTTTGAGAGATATAGTTTTCAACCATTGTTCTTTTAGCTTCAACTTCATTATTTAAAGCTTCTAGCTTATATCGTAATTCGTAAAAAGCTTGAGGGTCTTTTTCCTTTAACTCTTTACCACTAGCATCTATTTTATCTGGTCTGTAGTCAACCCCATACTCGTTACATAATTTTATGTACTCTTGTTGTGCTTGGTTCTCGACTATTGCTAGTTCTTGCTGAGCTGAAAATACTTGATTGTCTACTTTGTCAGTAACACCAAGTCTACCTCTAAGGTCTGTAAGCTCTTTATCTTTTACTTCGTACTCAGCCAGTTTATCTAATTTCTTCTGAATTTCATCAGAGACCACTGGCTTGCCCTCTACGGCATCTTTATTATCCGTAGGAGTTACACTACCTTCCGACTCATTATTGTTTGTTCCTGAGCCTTCTAGTGGGCTATCATTTAATTCTTTAGTCTGAGTGTTTTCTGTAACATTGTTCTGTGTATCAGTTTTACTTTCATCTACCTCGGTAGTTGGAGTCGATACTTGTTCAGTTGTTTGTTGTGTTACTTTTTCAGTCTCGTTTTCCATAAATCAAAATCTCCTTAACTTAGTTTCTCCATAGCATCTACAAATTTTTTGTAATCCTTTAGGATACAATCTAGGGCATCCTGATATCCTATTAGATAATCCCTATTGATTTTAGAATTGCTACGTGTTGTGGTTAGTACATCTTGAAGTATGATGTCTTTACATTGTTTAAAAGTTTCTTCTCTACCGTTTAATAATGTATTGAAACATTCATACCTTTTAAGTTCAGCTTGAGCCTTTTCTTTGGCTTGGGTATCATCCTTTGTGGAGTCTCTCTTTCTGCTGAACAGACTAATTGTTTCAAGGTTAAACACTATTGAATACCTCCTTGTCTATTCATTAATTGCTGCATATATTGTTGACCTATAGTACCCATATTGTCGTTTATGTATTGTCTTACATCTTCTTTGAATTGAGGTATATTTTGTTCTTGTATTCCTAACTGTCTAGCTACCTCCTGTAATTGTTTATTACCTCTGAGCATTTCTGCTATCTGATTAGTACCTTGGATATTCATTCTATTTAATGCCCATACTAAGAACTCTGCTGCATTTACTGGGTTCATAACTTGAGCTAAAGTTTGTACTGCTGGTAAACCAAGTAATGAGAACATCTTTTGAGTTTCTGCTTCACGCTCTACGGAACTTCTAGCTCCACCAATTATGAAGTGATAGTTTCCTGAACGTACTGCTTCGTCTACCATAGCATAGGTACCATCCTCACGTCTAACTTGCATATCTCTAGTGTCATATACTTTCTTAAACAAAGCATACTTTCTTACAAGTTGTTTAATAAACTCATCGAACTTCATAGCCTCGTAAGCCATTCTCATTGAAGCTCCGGAATGAATATAACTTGCTTCACTAGCAGTTCTTACGGAACCATCTTGGCTACCTTGCATATACTGAGTAACACCAGTAGCATCTTGCATCTTTTGGGTTAAGTAATTATTAACCGCATAGCCTTGAAGTCCTCCTGAGAAATCCATCCTGATTGGAGGTTGTTCCATAATTTCATTATCGTATTCTACCGGCATACCAGGTCTTATATCTACCGCATAAGGTATAGCTCCTTTAGCAGTGATATAAGGAGGATTAGCTACTAACTGATAACAAGTCATAACTAAATCCATTACCATATTTTCTACTGCATTAATAATGCTAGGTATCTTTAATGGTGATTGACCACGACCAGTATCAGGTCTTTCCATATAAGGTTTCCAAATAAATGGTGTTTGAGGTTTATCAGACTCTTTAAACTGAGATAAGAACTCTCCAGCAATTACTGTAGCTTCTATTCTTCTTAGAGGTTCTAAGGTATCTGGCATTACATAAGTACCTTCAAACTCAAGAACTTCTACTGTATTTCCGTAAACTATAGTATCTGCATTAACAGTTCCTATATTCTCTTTTTGTTCAGCTTTAACTAATTCTTTTAATGCTTTTCTATCATCAGGAGTCAGATTATAATTAGCATTAGCTAATATCTTTTCTAACGGAACAAAGTCTCTATATACCTTACGGCAATTCTCCCAATCATCTACCTGAGATTTATCAAAGTATAAACTATGCGGGTCTATATATTTAACATCAGTACATTCAAAGATTGGTATATCTTCACGAACCTTAATAGTTTCTCTAACCGTATCCCCATCTTCGTTTATGTATTCATTAGTTACATTATCTACTTGTTGATAGGTTTCAGTCTTCCATTGAATATAAGCAGCAGCTTCACCTTTTACTGTCCAGTCATAGAGTATCTTAACTAATGTTTTCATTAACTCTATGTTTTCCCAATCATAAATAATACTAGCTTTATAAGTAGAAGCTAATTCATTTGAAGGAAGGTCTTGACCATCTACATCTAATATAGCTTGATAACTTGGAATACAAGCTCTAAATAATGCTGCTGAATAAGTTTGGTACTGTTGATATAGGTCAGGAACCTTTTCTATCTTATCGTCATTGGTATCCGGAAATAATGAGCGAAGGATATCTGCCGTTTCTCTTCTGGATGGTTCTAAGTCTTTGTAATATCTCTTGAACATACTTTTGATATCACAACAAATAGCCTTACGTCTTTCTGAATTTAAAGAAACTTTTTTGTTTTCTTTATAATAGTATGCTACCATTATAATCTCCTATATTAATCGTTTATCATATTTACCACCAAACACATCCGTACCAAATTGTCTGTTATTATAACTGAACCATTCAGACTCTTTACGAATAGGATGATATAGGCAAATAAGATAACTTACTGCATCAATTGGATGTATTAAATACTTAGCTTTGGGATTACGTTTAAGTTCTCCGGTACTAGGTATTTTAGGTTTTGATGTACCCTCTTTAATCTCTACATTTTCTAAATTATAGATAAAATGTTCGCATTGAGGATGAATTAGTATGTGGTGTTTACCAGTATGGTCTTGCATCCATTCATTAAAGCAAGACATTCTCCATTCAATACTTGGGTTCTTTTTTAAAGTTTGTACTTGTAAATTAGTAAAACCTTCTCTATAAAGTACAGTCTTCATTAAATTATAATCAACACCCTTTGTTGTTTTACTCTGTCCGGTAGCATCACCATTTATTATTATCGGATGAGACTTAAATCTCTCTCCTAAGGTTTCTGCTACTAACTGAGTACAATCTGGTGTTGTTGTATTTTCAATTACAAACTCGTATAGTACATAGGTCATGTTTCCATAATCTTGGCATATATACCAGCACATTGGGTCTACGTTAAAGTCGCAAGTTAAATGGATTGGATACTTATTATCTATAGTTAAATCTTCTCTAACCTGTACGCTATGATTAAATCCTTTAACCGCAAGTAAGGACTCGCTTGTATCATCCTGTCCTAAAACATTAATAGCAAAATATTCTTCACTAGAATTTGCCTTTAAGTTCTCTACGAAGTCTTTTGGTAGATGAACATTTTCTGTAGTAGGAGCGATTATCCTTCTAAAGTTAGGTTGTGGATTTTTCTTGAACTTATCATAAATCCAACCTTTACTTGCCTGAGGGTTTGTATGTCCAAATATTTGATATACGTATTTATCAGCCCACTCCGGTCTCGGAGGTTTACGAATACGAGACATAATCATTAAGAAACTGTCTTCCGATATTTGAGACATCTCCTCAATTTCGCACCAATGTTTGTCTATTGATTTAATATCTTCTGGGTTTTCAAAATGTTTAAAGAGAATAGTGCTACCATTCTGTAGTGTTAGTGTTTGTTTTTTCTCATTCCAGTCATACCGATAACCCATATTATCTAAGTGCATCTTATACGCTGGTAAGGTTGTCTGACTTAATAATGCGTAAGTTGCAGCACCAACAAGTCCTTCGCTACCCGGATATTTTAGAGCTATTAGTAATCCTTTTAGACTACCACTCCAGGTCTTTCCTGAACCCACGCCACCTTGATATAAGCTATAATATTGAGTACCTGGTTTTATATTTTCTGGTATTTCTATAAATTTTCTTTGAGCTGGTAATAACTCTATCTCGTATGTACCCATCAAGTTTTCCTTCCGATAAAATTGCGGAGGTTGGAATTGAACCAACTACCACAAGGGTATGAGCCTTGTATGCATCCGTTACACTTCTCCGCTATATACCCCTAAGAAGGACTCCGACCCTCAACATTCCTATACAGGCAGTTCTGTGATTGAACTATTAGGGGTTAACCCCGAAGGGTTTACGGAGCCTGTTTTAACTCTAAACAGGACTAAAACAACCAAACTTCTTATTCCGCATTTGAACCAGAGCCTTACCTAGTATTATCTCTGGAACGGTCTCAATTATTAAGTCTGCGGTATTCACTCCACCGCTCTTAATATAGCCGTCGTATCCTTCTGTTTTAAATCTTATTCTCATCTAGGTTGTTGATTATAAGATTAATTGGTTCAACCTGAATTTTAGTAAGGTCTATACCATTTGCTTCTGCAATCTTACTAAGTATTTCTGTAGCTTCTTTTGTTCTATCAAGCTTATTTGCTTTTTGGTATTGAAACATCATTGTAGCAAGTATTTGTTCTTTGCTAAGTGGTATAGCTTTCATAGCTTCAACTAACTCACTACGTCTTAATTTGATTGCATCTTGTATTTCTTTATTTGATATTAAATTTAATCCAGCAGTTACGGCTTCCTTTTGAGGAACTCCCATCTCTTTTGCTGCTGCTGCATAATCTAATGTTTGAATATAATTATCAATAAATATCCAATGTTCTTTTGTTAATGCCATTCTTCCTCCAAAAAGAAAAGGTCTTAGGGATTAGCTGGAACCCTAAGTTGACAATGAAAGGAAGGAAGTGATTAAATTTCAGCTTTTTGTTTTCTGACTACTACCCCAGTCCTATTTCATACTTTTGAGGGCGGTGTCAGTATTATATTATTTGCACCTTTTTTATCCTCGGATGTGCTACGAGAAATTAACATGTCGCTACCTATTCCATATAAAATGGGCATTTAATCTTGCCATCTACAATCGGTATAGGATTTATTGCGAACGAGTCTTTATTTACATAGCCATACAGGAACCCTTGCTGCCAATTAGGATTTTCTACATACTCTGGGTGAATATCACATAAACAGAAACCTTCATACCAAGCTAAGTATCTACTAGGAGTTTGTTTGAAATAAGCTCCTCCTCTGTGAGTATGTCCAGATATTCCGGAGCAATCATTCTTATCAAGTTCTGCATGGGCGGTATAACCGCTAAACTTTCTTACGATACTTCCATGAGTTATTTTTAATGAGCCTAGTTTAAAAGCTTTAGGTTCGTACCCTATATTAAAATCTCTTAACCGGAGTAAGTTTGGCAGTTTTAAAGCATCCAAACTAAAAAGCTCTGGGTGTTTCATTAAGTATCTTTCTAATCTATATTCATGATTACCTCGAATAAATACAATCTCTGCATTTGGTAATATCTTTCTCAGCTTTGCAAAGAACTTAGTTGCTAGATTTAATTCTTCTTGTAAACTGTTTATTCTATCTGGGTTCTTGTCAAAGCTTGAACAATCATACATATCTAATATATCACCATTCATTATGATTGTATCTACTGGGTTTGCTTTTATAAATCTTAAAAATGCTTTAATAGCTTCCTCATCTTGGTACGGATAATGTATATCACTTATAACTACGAACTTATTCATCTAACCAATCCTCCATTGTTTTAATTACTTCCTTTACTGTATATCCCATAACCTTTGCAAGTATTTCATCTTGTTGGTTAAACACTAGGATTATACATACCGGTTCTCCCAATGTCATTGGTTCTACATCCCTGTAAAGATAAGGTCTAGCTCCATTCATCTCCTTCTTAATTCTACGTTGTAACCTTCTATATTCTTTTTCGAGACCAGCTTGTTGAAGTAATTGTCTTTGTAATCTTTGCTGGAGTCTACGATAACCTGATTTAAAACTCATTTCCTTCCTCCTTTTGTTTTACCTTCTACTTCTATAGTAACCAAAACTAGATAAAAACGCAACCTCATATTTAATTTTGTTTACAAAATTATTAGAAGATTATCTCTTTCAATGCCTTACATTATTAGTATAGCATATATTTTGCCTATATGCGGTAATGTAAAATATATATTTACATTTCTTAACATATATATAAAAGTGAGCGAAGCGAACTCAGGCATCCTTGTATTCCATTATAAATTGTCAGAGACCAATTTAATCTCGAATAGCAAGAGATAACATTCCATACTGCGGATGCGTTGTAATTATAAAAATAATACCACTTACTTTGGAAAGTAACCTACTTTCTCTCTTTGGTAGTTTTCTCTCTTTTATTCCGATAGAAAACTACTTTAGTTAGTTTTATAGCGGTTAAAGGGATACTACGTATCTATTCTTTTTGGTTCTTTCCAATTAGGAAAGTACCAATTCTCTTTTGTAGGAATAAGAGAATAATAATAGGGGGGTATATACTTATATACGTATATACTTATACTTACTTATATACGTAAGTATATATATAGGGGGGAAAGAAGAAGGAGAGAAGACCTTACTTTTCTCTTGTATTTTTTCACTATAATTTCAGAACTAAAATTTAAAGATTTCTACTTTACAAAATTGTGATTAGCTACATATTTGTTAAATGAGTTTTATTAGTATCCTTTTAGTATCCAAAAGATACTATCATTAAAATACCTTCTTCTTTTATTGAAAGAGAACCTTTTTTCTTTTATATATTTTTCTTTTTTGGAAAGAAAGTAATTTTCTTCTTTCTTTACTATAGCACACTCAATGATTACTTTTATATCGTTTAGATACAAATTCTAACTAACCTTAAATTATTTGGTGCGTTAGGTTTGGGTGCTAATCCCCTTCCCCACAAGAAAAAAAGCCCCCCTATTCGATGCATCGGGGCCATGGGCTTAGGTTTTGGGTAGTAATCCAAACTTCAACCGCAATTATAATAAAGCATTAAGTAATAGTTACTAAAAGATACTAATATAAAAGCAATATTACAAACTCAGTCTGGAATAATTATAATAAATAATAAACTAACTAAAATATATTTCAAATTTTGCAACCTTATGCAATAGCATAACCAAGATGTAAACATCTTTTAAAACCGGTATGTAACACTAAGATATATCAGTTCGATATAAAATAAAAATGCAATATACAAATATAACGCTTAGATATATATGAATAAATTCATCAAACTATTTTATAGTTTTATATCGATTAGATATATTAATTATAAACTAATTCTAAAGAACTACTTTAAGTAGTACCAAAAATCATCCTTTAGTATTAGGTAAAAATAGTTCTTTTAGGTCTGTATTTTTATTTTATTATACCGTATACTAATAATGTAAGCAATAAGTTATTAATTAGTGGCTGGCAAGTAACCAGTATAAAAAACTAAGATGTAAAATACTAATTGTAACAAATTGTAAAGAATTTATTTACAACACTTGAAATAAAATACAAGATATGAAATAATAAAAGTAACGGAGGTACTAAAAATGTATAAATATAATATTTACATTGGTATGTTTGATAAGGATACAAAACAACAGGAGATATCAAGTCAAGAATTCTTTAATACAGTTCGTAAAGTTATGCGATTAAAGGATATTAAAAACTATACAATATATAAATGTAAAGGACATTATCAACATGAAGACGGTACAACGGTATGCGAACCTAGTTTGAATGTTGAAATAATAGAGCATGAAAATTGGACTAACTTTCTGTATATAAACGATGTAAAGCACATGTTATGCGACTTACTCAATCAAGAGAGTGTACTAATAACAAAACAAGAGATAGAGGTATTATAATATGAATAAAGATATTGAAGAATTGTTTGATAAAATTAATAATGCTGATAGTAATATATGTTTTATATGGAATAGTTTATTATGGACTACTAACAAATATAAAAATATAAACATAACTAAAGCATACAATAAAATAAACGAATTAATAAATAAACTAAGAACTTGCCAAGAAATATTACTAAAAATAAATAAATTAAAATAATGGAGGGATATATCATGAGGCCAAGTAACAAAAAAGTAATTAAACAAATGCAAGATTATATTTTAAAGGTAATGTATAAGCCTGATATTAAAAGATATTTTGATACTTTTCAAAGAGAATATGATTTTAATATTTATCAATATGGTTGTTTAGATGTCTATGATTATGATTTATATAAAAGACTTTTAGATTTTGGAGTGGATACAAAAGCCATTACAGAATATACAAAAGTATTGAATAATGGATGTACTTATAAACATAGAGAAAATGTAAGAAATACTTATAAACAAGTTGTAAGATATGCAGTACAAAATATTATAAGAAATAAATTATATATGGAGGTGTAAATATGAACACATATTATCTAGCTATTAAAGGTTGTGAACCTATACAAGTACAATTCAAAAGTAACTTAACCCAATCAACTATTGATTGCTATATTCAACAGTATGGATTAGATTTTATAGGAATATATGAGACATATCGAGAGTGTAAGCAAGCCTTACAAGTTGACTATTACTTATTTGGTGATGATAGATTTATTTCTATAGATATTATAAACCACTTAGAGAGATGTTACCAATTAGAATATAAGGAGGTATAATAATGACAGGTACAGAACTATTACAAGGTATAAAAGAATTGGGAATGAGTCAAGGTATGTACTCAAGATTATACAATCAACTACAAGACATAGACTCAGAGACAATAGACAGAGTGGCAAGTAACTTTAACGATATATTAGATTTCATTATGGATTATGAAGGATAACCATGGATATAATAATAACTATTGATACTCAAGGTAAAGAAACTATTTACTTTAATAAAAATGATACGGATACTATAGAATTAATTCAAGAACTTACGGAGGTTTACGACAATGACAAGTAATAAACGCAACACAATAAATAAACATCACTCAAGTTATGATAAGGCTACAGAGTACGCACTACGAGCTATTTTTGAGGATGTTATTATCAAGATTGATGGGCAAGTTTATGAATACGATAAGCAACGTAACGAACTAAAAGTATCAGACTTTTACAAACCGGCTAGCATATACAAACCGGAGTTTAAAAAAGTATCCGGAAGTATCTTGTGTAATCCCTTTAAAGAACTAATAAGACAGGAGGTATTATAATGGCAAGAGTTTATACTATTGTTGAATTAGATACTCAAAAAATCAAATATAAAGCATATACCCAAAAAGAACTAATCAACTATGCTTTATGGGATGCAAAAAACTTTAATAGAGAAAAAGAAATAAGTGATTTTGCTACCGCAATATATTATTTACAGGATAGAGACTATGAAATTATTGAAGGATATTAATATGGATAAGTTTATAAAAGAAAATAAAGCCTTAGTATTATCTATACTTTCAAACTATAGATACAATAAATTCCATGATGAGAATAGAATTGATTGGGATAGTGTAGAACAACATGGCATGATAGCACTATGGAAAGCTGCTCAAAAGTATGATAAGAGTAAAGGAAGTTTTAAATCCTATGCTATAACGAGTATTAAAAGAGCTATTCTTAGAGAGATTACAAGAGAATTAAAACATAAAAACAATTGCGATATAGATGAATTCTATTCTATTGAGGATGATAAAAATAGAATAGATGAGATTGAATATAGTATTGATAATAGAGTAAGACTAAAAAAAGCTTTTAAATATATAGATAGTCTTGAGTCTTCACTGAATACTAAAAAGATATTAAAGTATTTTATGCTGGGAATTACAGTATCAGAGATTGCAAGGATACTGAATTGTACTCATCAAAATACATCATCAATAATATCAATACATAAAAAAGATTTATTAAATGTTATTAAGGAGGATAACTGATGAACTGGACAGAAAATAATACACTCAATTGGTTGATATTTATTAGAGATATTATGCCTGATAAAGAAGTATCAAAAAAGATTACAAAGTTTGTATGGAAGGAGTATCATGACTCTTTAGAATGGACGAGTAAGAACCTTTACAGAAAATATATTAAGGATTGTAACATATAAGTTATAACTTTACCGCATAATTATATTTTATATGTTATAATAAAATTAAAGGAGTACATTATGACAACAGGTAATTGGAATAACTTTACAGATAGAGAAAAATATTATGAACTAATTAAAAAACCTACTAATGAATTAACTATAAATCAATTACAGTTTATTAAAAGTATGTATCATCAAGAAGAATATTATACAAGTTATAGAGGTAATAATAATGAAGTATAAACCTAAGCATCAGGAATTATTTAAACATTACAGAGCTAAAATAATAATTAAGAACTTTGAAAAATTCTTAAGGAGCATAGTATGATAAGAACAAAACTACAATATAATAAAGAGGATATATTTATTAATCCTTATACGATATCCTACATAACTAGGATAGAAGATGAAGTAACAATAGGGTTTACAAACGGTCATACCTATAATGTAACCGCAAGTATACCGGAATTACTGGAGGTAATTGAAAATGAAACTAAGTCCTTATGTAAAGAGTGTAAGACAAGCTTACCAAACTAATAAACTTTTATTAGATGATGTATTAAACCTATATAAAGAAGGGTATTTAGATACCAAAGAATGCCAGCAAGTAATAAACGAAGGAGGTAAACATGGCGTACGGCAATTACGGAAGTAGACAATACGGAGGAGGTTATAATCGAGGAGGTTATAACAACCAAGGAGGAGGACAAGGAGGTTATAGTAATCAGCAAGCACCAGCTCCTCAACCGGTAGATATTAATGCAGAGATAAATGCTAGAATAGATTTATTCCTACAGATACAGGAAGCTATTAAAGCTAGAGGATTAGAACCGGCAGACTTTGCATTTGCAGTTGGCGGTTGGACAACAAGCCTACTACTAGAACAGAAAAAAGGAAAATAAAATATGAGAATTGATATTGATACAGTACCTTTAAATACAATACTAAAATCTAAAACCCTATCTAAAATCTTAGCAAGGATATTGGATGCGTATATATTAATAGAATTAAATTGTGATAAAGTAGATGGAATTAGATTTAGTATGGAAGACCTACGTAAGTCTCTTAGATATAAGAATAAATCTACAGTAAGCAGAGGTCTTAAAGCTCTCTCTGAGTTAGGATTATTTACAATTACTACAAATAATCAAGGTACTGTAATTGATTTCAACCCCGATAAGGTACGGAGGGTTTAATCCCTCCTTGTTTATGGGCAGTAATCGGTGAACTTAGCTAGCTAGAGGGGGTTCGACTCCCCCCATGCCCAACCATTAAGAGGTTTAATATGGATAAAGATTATAGAAATAAATATGATAAGTTTAAGATAGCAACAGAGATACTAACTAATAGGTATATGCTAACCGCACTAATGGTAAATGTAAATAACTTATGTTATTATCTCGAAGCTAGAGAAAAAACAATGCGGTTACTCTTACCGCCAGAACAAAAGAAAAAACTACACAAGACAATACAATATAAAGACACCATAGAGTTCGATAGGTTTTCTATCTCCTCAAGATTTTTTAATGCTTTAGTACATAAGTACGGAGCAGAGGTTGTCTCTTATAGTTGTGTTCAACTTGATAGTTATTTAAAGAGAACCGATAAGAGTTATAGTCCGGAAGGAATACGTAAACGTATTAAGGAATATGCTGAGATGTATACTAGCAAGAAAAAAGCTAGTGATGCTTTAGCAGATGCTATCAATGTTACTATGTCTATGGATTATAAACTTATTGATACTGAGGAACTTGCCCGACAGTATATCGAAGGTACCCCATGGTATGAGAGAGATATATCTGAGGGTTGTAAATATTTGAAGGATAAATTTAATTTATAAGGAGGTATTATAATGATTACAATAATGTATGATAAAGTATTAGCAAAAGACTTTTATGAATATCAGGACGTAATAAAATTAATTAAAAGACTAGAAAAATCGGGAGTCTTAACAATCAATAAAGAAATTGGTATAGATATTCTTAGGAAAAATAGTAATTTTTTACAAGTTTAAACGTAAGTAAACCAGGGAAGAATAATTATTTATAATATGTTTCACGCTCTCTCAAATTTAAATCTACAAATAAATGTTTCCTTATTCTTCCCTTTTTCTTTATAACGGTAAGGATATAATTATGACACAAGGTTGGAACCAATCCGGATGGAATGAAGTACACAATTTAATAGTAAGAGAAATAACTGATAACTCATGGCAAGACAAGCCCTATGTAACCCTAAGATGTACAGGGTATTTCTTGCGAGAGCTAGCATCAGATAGAATATTAGATGAGGTTAAATATCCTATAACAGTCCGAGTCTATGGTTATCTGATGGGGTATGCTACGAATGAGCTGGCAGTTGGTGATAAGATATGTGTTAAAGGATATAGTGATATAGCATATCTTGGAGGTAAGTATCCGCAAAGGGTTACTACGGCTACAGAAATATATAAAGCGGATTGGTTTCATTATTTTAATAGGAGTATGTAACATGAACACACAATATAAAACATACGAATGGTGTCCTTATTGTGATACCGAGGTAGAATTACCAACAGAACTAGGGGTTTATGTTTGCCCTAGTTGTGGAAGATATATAATAAATTGTTCTGAATGCGGAGCAATAACTTGTAAGGATTGTAAATTATATAAGGATGCAAAAGATGGCAACAGAAAAACATACTCAGACAGATAGGGAAGTAGTTATAGCTTATATATCTACCCTTCCAGATAAGTATATGAAGGATATATATCAGATACTAACAGAGAGATACGACTTACATAAAGCTAAGTACTTACTTCTTAATAGAGAAGGTGTTAAAGCTAAAGCTCCGGAAGGTAAGGTAAGATTAAGACCTTATCAGATGGAAAGATTAATTAAAGGATATGGTGAACAAGGATTTCATAGACTGGTTGAAATCTTCTATGATTATCTTACCTACCTAGAACAAAATACTGAATGCGTTTTAAATGGTAAACGTAAACTTAAAGAGTTATCTGTAATAAGTCATTATCATATACTTGGTAAAGGTTGGGTAGCTGAAAGATATATAAGAGAAAACCCACAAGTAAGTATAACAGAAGACCAGATAGATTATATAGACTTCTTTGATGTAGATACCAAAGCCAAAGCTATAAAGTTTATTCAACAAACGCCAGTAGAATTAAGATATGACAATCAAGAGATTACTTATTTAGTAGATAAATATAATATAGATATAGATAAGGAAGTATAATGACAGAGCAAATAAAAACAATAGAAGATATCTTTAGTCAGGATGCAGAAGATAATATAATAGCTATATGTATGTGTGATGATACCAAAGTATCTAATATATTATCTAACATCAAAAGTTTTGACTTCTATCAACCTTCTCATCAGTTTATATTTAAAGCTATAGAGAAACTACACAAGGAAGGTAAGCCTACTGATATAGTTTCTGTATCAGAATTCTTAAAGTTTAGTGGAGAACTTGAGAGAGTTGGAGGTAGAACTAAGATAAATGACTTGGCTATGAACTATATAACCTCTAAGAATTGGGAACAATTATGTAAGATTATTATAAAGTTTTCAAAGCTTAGATGTCTTCTTAATCTATGTAGAGACTCTGTAAATAGATTAGAAAATAAAGAAGATGTAGATGATGTAGCTACTACATTATCTATCAAGGCTAATGAGATAATGACTCGTACATCCCATACGGATTTTGTAGGTTTAGACACAGGATTTAATGAATTCTGGGAGGATGTAGAATTATTATACGAGTCAGAGACAGGTACTCTAGGATTACCTACAGGAATTAAGAACTTAGACTCACAACTTTCCGGATTGATTGGAGGTAAGATGTATCTCTTGGGAGCTAGACCATCAATGGGTAAGTCGGCATTAGCTCAACAGATTGCTGAATATGTGGCTCAGAATAAACAAGTACTTTTCTTTAGTTTAGAAATGAGTACAAAGGAATATACATCAAGGTCAATATACAGAAGGTCTGGATTTAATCAAGAACATCTAACCAATCAAATAGAGAGACGTAACGAAATTCTTGAAGCATTTGCTCAGGCTGGTACCGAGTTAGGTAATTTAAAACTACATATAATAGATGATAGTAATGCAACTCTTCAAACAGTAGAAAAGAATATACTACAATGTAAACAACAGTTTGGTAGCTGCGACCTCATAGTTATAGATTACTTACAACTTATGGAGCCTATAGATAAAAGGATAACAGATGATTATAAAATAGTAACCGATAACTCTCAAGGTCTTAAAAGACTTGCAAGAAAATATCGAATACCTATCTTAGCTTTATGTCAATTATCAAGAGGATTAGAAACAAGAGCAGATAAGAGACCGATACTTGCAGACCTTAGAGACTCTGGTTCATTAGAGCAAGATGCAGACGTAGTTATGTTCTTGTATCGAGATGAAATATATAACCCAACCAATCCTTATAGTAGGGGAAGAGCTGATTTAATTATAGCCAAGAATAGAGCTGGTAAGCGAGGGGTTGTAATTAAGTTTAAGTTTGATGGAACAAGAGTAAGATTTATAGAGGAGGTATAATGTTTAGATTTATATTACTAACAATACTAATAATCGAAATACTTCTAGGTTTAGCTATGGCTCCGGCATTTGCAGCTACTAAAGAGGAGAGGGAATTGGTTTATAAGGAGACTTCTGCAATTTGTTCTATATATTTAACTAAGTGTACAGTTACCGAGCTAGAAGACCAGAGTATGTGGGCAGTAACAACACCTTATGGGAAGATAAGAGTATCATCTGGATTAGCTGAGACACTTACAGAAGCACAACTAAGAGGAGTTCTTTATCATGAAGCTGGACATGTAGTATTTAGACACGTAGAAAAAACTACTAAGTACTTAGAGAAATGTATGCCAGAAGCTAGATGTAATAAGAATTACTTAGAAGCATTTAAAAAACAAAACGAAATACAAGCTGATAGATTTTCTGTACTAGCTATGGTACTAACCGGTAAACCAGAAGGATTATCAGAAGCTTTAAGAATAATAACTCCTCCTAAAGATTTCTATAAGACACATCCAACTCATCCAAGTACTGCAGAGCGTATCTATAGAATAAGGAGATTGTTAAATGAAATCTAGTTTGCACAAATTAGGACGAATATTATATCATATATACACATTAAAGAGTGAAGATATAGATATAAATACTTATTCAAAATACTGTAGTGAAATATATAAAGCTTTATCCGAGGTAGCTCCAAGGAGTAAACCAAAACAGATTAATACAGACTTTATAGATATAATATTAGAAACCAATAGGAGGTTAAAAGATGCTAGATAATAAGTATTATTATGAACTAAAGTATGTGGATGGAGACCATAAAGTAATCCATAGGTTCCCAGCAGAAATAGATACAACTACCCTAGCGGATAATTTAAAAGATTTTCTTAAAGGTTGTAGTTGGTATGAGAAACAAGTAAATGAATTAATTAATGGAGGTACGGTATAATGGAAGAACCTAAATCAATAGAAGACTCAATTTTTGCTTCTGCATTAGAAGCTCAAGGAATGTTACGTAAACAAAGTATGTACGAACCTAGCGAATACCCACACCGTTGTCAGATGTGTGGGGAATATCCTAGTCATTATAAACTTAAACCACAATATGTAGAAAACTTGGGAGAGGAAACTCCTTATATATATGTATGTGAAGATTGCCTAAAGGACTTGGAGGTATAGATGGTTATTATATTAGAGAGTCCATTAGCAGTTAAGATTAATAGTAAACGACAGTTTATATTAAACCTAAACAATTATAGGAATGCTTACTTTCGTACACTTAACTCTGCTAAAGTAAATTATAAAGCAGCTATGAAGGAACAAATATTAAACGAGATATATAAACCTTTAGATAAAATAGCAATTCAATACAAAGTATTTAAAGGGGATAAACGTAGGTTTGATGTAGGTAATGTAACTTCAATTCATCAGAAGTTCTTTGAGGATGCAATAGTAGAACTAGGTAAACTACCGGACGACCGCCATGAAAATCTACCGTTTACATTTGATACATTTGGAGGGATATCAGTAGATAGACCAAGAGTTGAAATAACTATTTATGACTTAACAGAAAAAGCAGATATCAAAAGATTATTAGAGGACATAAGGGAGAATTTAAAGTAGTGGATTTAATAGCTTTTATAATATTAGTAGTTATATTCTTTAGTTTTGGTATGGTAAAGTGGTAATATGATAGAGTCAAGAATAACTAGAGGATACAATTTATATAATTTTTATCAATATATATTTAAGAATATAATGTTTAATACAAGATATGAGCATTGTAATCATAAGTTATTAAAGCGATATATCGCTTACAAGTATGTTAAAGGATTGCGAGGTAATTAATGTTATTAGTAATTGATATTGAAAGTTATATCTTTAGAGCTTGTACCGCTTGCAAAGCTTTAGTGCAAGATAAGCAAGATAGGTTTATCTATACGGAGTCTTATGACTTGCGTAAAGGTATGGATTACTTAAATAACTTTATAGAGGATTTAAAGAATAGGTTCCTAACTAATGATGTTATCTTAGTGGTAGGGGATAAAAATAATTGGAGAAAACAATATTATCCGGATTACAAAGCTAATCGTAAGGATAAAGAGAAACCTCCTATGTATGAGATAATCCTCAATGAACTTTATAATAGATATGAAGTAGTTAGTCTTCCTAACCTAGAAGCTGATGATACTTGTAGAATAATATCAGAAGATAATCAAAACTATCCTACTAGAAAAATACTTGTAAGTATTGATAAAGACTTTCACTCGTTCCCTTGTGAATTATATGACCCACTCCATGATAAACAGTATGTTATTAATAACGAGGAAGCTGGTTATAATTTAATGAAACAAATTATAATGGGAGATAAGGCAGATAATATACAAGGTCTCGAAGGATACGGAGAAGTTAAGACTACTAAGTTCTTAGATAGTGAACCTCATATTCTAGATGATGTAAAGGAACTCTTTAGAGAAAAAGGTCAACTAGAAGACTTTAAGATTAATCTTAACTTAGTTAGTATGGTAAGTATTGATAGGTATAATTTTAATACTGGAGAGGTAAAGGTGTTATAATGCTAGAAAATCCCGAGGATATATTTGGATTTAATATAGCCAAAAGAATTATGGAGATACAATTAGGTATTCAAAATTATATTGAAATTGAAAGTTGGAAACGTACACCTACAGATACACTATTAAAACTTCGTGAGGGTATTAACAAAGAACTTAGGAGGAGACGTAAAGATGGTAATTAAGACTTTAGAATTTATATTAGGATTTACTACCGCTATTACTATTGAAGTAACAGTAGCCATAATCTTTTATAGTATAAGGAGTATTAAGGATGCAAGATAAAGATGAATATATAGGCAGCTTATTATTAAGTTTATTCTTAATGCAAGGTGAAATAAATAGGCTTAATGAAACGTTAGACTTAGCTAGAAAAGGGGAGTTAGTTTATATTAATAATCCTCAAATAGAAGCTCTCAAAGCCGAGAATGACAGGCTAAAAGAAGAAAATTATCAATTACAAAAAGATTGCCAAATATGTGAAAACTTTATTGATTTTATTCCTTGTAAACCTATACGAGATATGGATTATGATTTACAAAAAGTTATAAATCAAAGAGATAAGTATATAAAGACCTTGCAAGAGATAAAGGCTATTGCGGTAGATACTAAAGACTGTAAGCAATATGAAATAGACCATGATTGCTTTAATGATACAAGATGTAAAGCACTAAGAGAATTTATAGAAACATTACAAGAGATTATAGACCTTATAACCGAAGCGGAAAGCGAGGAAGAATGAAAATAAGTATTGAAATTGACACAGGAGATAATTGGCAGAAGTCAGATACAGTTATTAAACTTCTTAATAACGGATACGAAAAGGCAAAAGAAATAATATCTAATTCCCTCGAATTCGATAGAATTAAACAGGAAAGTGAGGGGTAGGATGTATTTTGACGGTAATTCTAAAATCTGTCCTATTTGTGGGGGAAAAATAATACACCCATATACAGGATTAGTTACAAATGAACAATTGGAAGAAGAAAGCAAATCTTGTATTTGGATAGAATGTGTTAATGAAGGCGGAAGTACAATAGGATATTGCCCTTGTTGTAAAGGTACTTATAAAGGAGCAAGCTAATGAGAAGTGAAGATGAAATAAACGCAAAAATCAATAAACTCAAAAATATATATCTAAATTCTACTAATGCAATTCAAAGGGTTATGCTTAGTGTAAAAATAGATGCTTTTAAATGGGTTGTTGAAGATAACTCTGATGATAGTTGGATGTTCAATTTACAGGAGGATAACCAATGAGTAAATTTTTTATAATACACTTATTAACTACATTATTTTGTACTGCATGTGCCTTAATTATGGGATTTTCATTTGGTAGAACAATAGGTAGACTTGAAAAAGATGAGGATAACTAATGAGTGAAGTAACTAAATTATATGAGAATGCAGGATTTGAAGTAGAAATGGGTTATCCACCCTTCACCGCAGAGAAACAGTTAGCTATTGTAAAATTTCTACTTGGTAAATCTGTTTATTATGATACTGATGGCGATAGAGAGTATTGGTTTCACATATCAGATGAAATTGAAAACTCAAAATACAGAGAGTTTGACGAAGCTATTGCAGAATGTATTAATAAGATGTGGGAAGATTTAAGAGATTATGAAAAGGTACAAATAAAGGAGATATTGGAATAGATGGTAAACGGATGTTATGAAGGAAGTTTATGCGACTTTTTATTATGGATGATAAGTTTTACTATAACTTGCGGAGTGTTGGCAATATTCCTTGTAGGTGTAGTAAAAGTTATTAAAAAAATATTAGGAAAAGGAAATAAGAATGAGTAAATATATTATAAAAAACTGTGAACAAATTCATGGTTCTGATAATGTTTGTTGGAATAAGAATGTGCGTTGCCAAGATTGTACCGACTGCGTTATGAAACAGATTGTAGAGTTATTGAAGAGTCCAAATAATTGCAGATATAGCGGCAAGCCATTAGTATTTACAGATGACATATTACCTTTATTAGACATACAGGAGGTTGAATAGATGGATGGAATAGATGATGGTAATGGAACTACAATAAAGACAGGAGATATCAAATGAGTGGTGGTGATAATATAAGTAATATACAATGTATGTACTCTAGAGAACGTAAATATCTAGATACACTTAAAGGTATTAAGAATGAACTTATAGATATATTAGACCGACCTTTACTAGATGTAGCTAGTAGCATTAAAGGATTAGTAAACTATTTGGAGGGTATTATAAATGAGTAAAGAAGGTAAAAAATATGACACTGGTAAACCAATGGTAGGTACTCTATGTAGAATATTTCCTAATGCTCTTTTAGAGGTAGGTAAATGTATTGAGTTTGGCACTCATAAATATCCGGCAGTAGATAATTGGCAAAAGGTTGATAATGCTTTTACTAGATATCAGGATGCTATGATAAGACATTTACTTAAACATAATACAGGTAAAGAGATAGACGAAGAAACTGGACTATTACACCTGAGCCACATGGTTTGGAATAGTTTAGCGATATTAGAACTATATATAAGGAGTAAAGAAAATGACAACAGTTAAGAGAATGTTTAGATTACAACAAATAAAAATAGATACATTATGGCAAGCTATTGAAGGTTATACTGATATCTTCCGTAATCATGTAGAAGAAATTCCGGATGCTATGAAGGATGAATTTATAGAAGTATCGGAAAAACTATTAGACCTTAATGCTAGAATAGATAAAGTAAGAGAAAAGAATATAAACAAATTCTTTAATAGTATGAGAAATAAATACGAAGGTATATTTAATATGGAGGTACAAGATGGCAAAGAAAACAAAGAAGAAAACTAAATTAGGTTTTGAGTATGTGGAAGTATTAGGACATACATTTAAAATCATTGAGACTGATAAAGATGAAGACCTCCTATCAGATAGACAAGTAGCACTAGGTCTTGTAAGATATTTTGATAGTGTTATTTATATTGATACTAGACAATCTTTACAGAATATTAAACAAACTTTCTTTCACGAACTACTTCATGCAATAGACTTTATTAGTCATAACGAGCATGTAGAGTATGATGAGGAATGTGTAAACGTCTTAGCTAGAGGATTAATGACAGTAAGGACTGAGTAATGGATAATGAAGAATTATATACAACTATAGATTATCAATTTGAAGGGGATTTAGATAGTGTAGTATTCCTTGAAGAAATTTGTAACTCTCTTAATATTGATGTAGAGAAATACTGGTATAGAGAGCTGGATGAGATTAATGTATTTACCGGAGAAAATATTACAACATCTAGAACCAAACCTTTAGTTGCTGAACTATACAACCTTACTTATAGTTTATTAATAAGCAATCAACAGGAAGCCAAGAATAAGTTTGCAGAGTTTCTTATTGATAGTATGTTAGAAACTTGTGGCTATCTGGAAGGATGCTTAAAACAAGAAATAAATAATAAAAAAGAGGACGTCTAATTAAAGGCATCCTCTTTTCTTTTTTATATAATTCCTAATCTTGATTTAATTTCACTAATCAGGAAGCTACATACAACACTTACTGCTATAAATACTCCCATCATCCGGTTCTTCCAAGCCATAAGGTCTTTTATATCAGCTTCCATATTATCTAATCTTTTATCAAGTCTTTCTAAAAATTCATATGTTGTTTTATCCATAATATCATATCCTTTATTTAAGCTAGCTAGAATACGATTTAATCGGGGTTAAATATCTTTTAGGTAATCTTCTTTATAAATAAGTTCGACCAGCCTTAAATTTGATTACAGGTACCTTAGAATTAATCTAGTACATAAACCCCTGATTTATATAATAAATTCTGGTGTCGATTATGCTTACAATAAGATATATGAACCCATTCAGCATTTTTAGTTTTCTCATGAATAAGTTGGTCATAATCTAAACCGGAGTTTTTAATAGTTTCATATAATAATTGAGGACTCATACCTCTTACCCAAATATCCGCAGCTTGTCCATACATATGTTGGGATGTTTTACTTCCTTTTATTTTGGTATTGAGTTTTTCGCATCTATAACCGGAGGTAATAACTATAGGTCTACCTAATAATTCTCTTAAAGGTTCTAGGAGATTATGAGCTAGATAACCTAGGTTCTTTATTATCTCCTCTTTAGGAGTATTATCTATTTTATATCTCTTAGCAGTATCACTATATATCATTTCTTCTAGTGTAAAGTGTGGTGATAATCTCATTACTACCTCCTTTTATAATGATTATAGATTGTATATATTTTACTCATATCAAACTTAGTACCTGTCCAGTACCAATTTATATTAAAGCATACACCTAAACGAATTAAAGTTCTTCTTGGAACTTGGAGACAACTCATAGCTTCTCCAAGGATATTGTTTACTTGACCTTTACTCATTGGTACAAATTCTAAGAAACATGTTGGTATATCTGTACAGATATTATAATCTTTCTTCCTTAACTCTGAGTAGTGTTTAGTAAGGTATCCATACTGGATTAAGTCTCGTACCAGCATCCCTCGTACCCTTAGTAGACCATGAAATGCACAACCAAAGTCATGTACTATTGCCGGTCTAGGGTCTCGTTCAGCACTATCTCCTGTTACCCAAGCTAACATATCTGGGATAGAGTAGAAGTCTGTTACAAAACCTCTTGGTACTATATAGATATTACCTTTGCTATCTTGAAATAACGTATTATCATTAGTAAAGTATAGGTCTTTTTCTAAGTATCCTATCCTACTTTCATCTGTTAAAAATCTCGCTTGCATATTATCTACCAAAATAATTTATGTTCATTAATTGTTCTCTCTCAAAAGGAGAAGCGGTTTTTAACCGTTGTTCATATGGAATATTTGCTGCTCCTACAGGTTGATTTAATCCTTGATATATATCAGCAGCGGTTAATCCAGCTCCAACTATAGGTATTAAGTGAGCTGCTCCTCTTGCACCTTTCATAATAGAACTTGCCGTTTTGCCTAAAGCACCCTTTGCATTAAGTTCTGGGTGATATTTAGGATTAATCATATTACTCATACCCATATTGTATAATTCATTTTCTGCCATTTCTATAGCTGGAGAATGTAAGGGGTATCCAGCTAAATATTTATTTAATAGATTATTCATATCTTTATCATATAATAATCTAGCGTACATCTGCCCCATTGTTTCTGTTCCACTCATATTTAAAACCTCCAAATAAATTGTAACCAACTTCCTAAATTTTTATAGGGAGTATAGTTTTGATATAATACTTCAAACTTTTTTCTCTCAGGTTGTGAATACCTTAGCTCTTTAATCTCTTTTGGAGTCTGTCGTTTATCTTGTTCAGACATTTAACTACCTCCTTAGCTACTGCATCATAAGCTTTATCAGGTATTTTACAATCCGTATAGCTACCGACCAAGGTTCTCATTCCCTCAGCTATTAAAGCTTGTTCTATTTTATCTACATTTTCATTTTGTAATAACTCCAGAAGGGAGAGGAGTTGCCCTCTCACCTTCCGCCTTACCTTTAAGTAAAGAATATCTATTTTCATTAATCAGGTTCTCCGTTTGCTGCTATAAATAACTCGTCTAATTGTTCAGATGTTATACCAAACTGTTCTGCAAATTGAATTATCATTGGATGTTTACGGTATACATTTTGACAAAACCTTAATTCTCTTTCAACTTGTGGATTATTAGCCATTAATTGTTTAATAGTATCATAAGTTATACCATAAGGTTCTATAGCCTTAAGAAAGTCTAAAGGAGTCATTGATAATTCCATAGCATAATTATGTCTAGCAGCTTTCTTTTCTTCTTCGTAATCAGGATTTAATACGATTTCAGAACCGTTCCAAACGTATTTAAGATTATCTTTAATATAAGAATTATGAACTTCTTCTGATACTTCTACCTGAAATCTATTATCAGTAAAGACTTCTTCTTGAAATAATGTTGAACCACCATTAATTTTATTATCTTCTATCCATAAATAGTATGACATATATTTCTCCTTATGCATTAATTCCGATACGTCTATAACCACGACATACAACATAAGTTTCGGTTGCAGTAGCATTACAGTTTAAATTTACTTTTAACACTCTATCTGTACCTACAGGCACTATAACTGTACTACCCCAAGATACATAACTAGAACTTCTTGTTATAGCACTAGCAACGGTTTGATACCCCATAGCATTACTGCCGACATTGGCTATGACATAGTTTCCGCTTGAACTACCTGTACGTCCACGAACAGTAACCAACACTTCATATTTATCAGCCGTAGGTAAGTAAGAAGATAAACTATAGGTATGGTCGCCATTTGTTAAATTACCACCTGATAATAATTCCTTATTACTATTTATCCATTGACCATCAACCCTTTTAGTGTTAGGAAAATTACAATAAGCATCACCACTGGGATTATAACCTACTTCAAATGTAGACCAACCACCACCAGTCTTTCTTGTTGATAATTTGGATGCATAATTACCATTTGCATATCTCACAAATCCTAAATAAGTCATACCGACACTATTGACATCCTGAAAAATGATAGGGTCATGAGATATTGTGGTTGATGGTGTAACTGTGGTATCTGCATCAGTCCATACACTATGAAGCCCAGCATCTTCTAAGGTTAAGTCTCCGGTCATAGTATCACCGGATTTTGAAACCTTATCATCTAAGTCAGTAGTACTAGCATAACTTCCTGTTACTGTTAAGGCACCATTATTATTAAAACCTATAGTAGAATTATCAACTTTAACAGAGAGTTGATTTGTTTGGTATCCATTAACAGTTGTATAGTTGTTAGATAAGCCAGCATTTACTAAACCATAACTTCTGGAGAATAAAGGTAACGTATCGGTACCACCAGATACAGGATAAGAATAAGTTCCTTGTAGATTACCAGTAGTCTTATCAATTCCTATATTGAGGTTATATGTATTTCCTCCTATACTTTCACTTAAAGCTATCGGATTGGTAACTCCTCCTCCGCCACCACCATCAAAATCAATAGTTGTATCACCTGTCTGATTAGTAGTTATTATTCCCTTCGTAACACCACCCTGTGTAAAGGTTATTGTACCGTTTCCAATTGTAGGCTGATTTATTAAATCGTCATAATCACCACTAAATGCTACTGCTTCTAATTGGTCTTTTCTAGCATATAAGGATAGAGTATTAACTAAAGTACCAGTCGTAACATAACTAGTTAAGGTAGTTGCTAAACTCGTATTGGTTACAAAGTTTGATACATCTGGTATATCTGTTTTTAAGGCTACGGTATCATCTATGCTAATAACATTATTAATAATATTTATACCATTACCATCAGTATAAGAACCACTACCACCACCTTCGTCTAATTCTATAGTAGCATTACCAGATTGGTTAGTGGTAAAGGTTCCTTTAGTAACATCACCCTGTTTAATAGTTATAACACCATTACCAACTGTAGGAATATCACTTAATGTAGCTATTTCTTTATTTCTATAATATAGTTTGTGGCTACTATCAGGACTTAGATATATATCACCATTAAAAGTATCTATTGTAATATTACCATCACTATTCCTAGTATTACTTATATAAAAGCTAGGTTGAGCAGTTTGTATCTTACCTGCTAAACTAATATTTTGTAAGCCTATAGTACTAGCAGCATTACTACCATCTTTATTTAAGAAATTAGATACATCAGGAACTTCCGGTATATCATCCAAAGTAGCAAGTTCATTACCTTTATAAGTAACTATACCAGTTGTACCGCTAGGTGATAATTGAATATTATTAATAGTTCTTATAGGAGCATTGATGTTTATATTTCTATTATGGGTAGTTGATAATAAAACATCCGCAACCATTGTAGTACCAGCGGTAATAATTAATTTATTTAATGTAATAGGACTATCTGCATTAGTTCCATCCTTATCTAACTTATTAGCCATATCATCTGCATAAGTAGTATTACTTAAATCTTTTTTAGCTAATAAATCGTAGAAGTTAGGGGTAGTGGTTACTTCATCTTTATTTACTAATGTAAACCTAATAGTATCATCATCAATAACAGAAGTTACAACAGGAGAGAAACCCGGTTCTCCAGGTTCTCCTTTAGCTCCGGGTAACCCTTGTTGTCCTAACTCTACTATATATTCTACAATAGGACTCTGAGTATCTTCTATAGGATTTACACTAACCATATAATCAGTTGTTATATATTCAAATGAATTATCGCTCATTTAAACCTCCTAGGATTGACATACTCTAAATATGCCAGACTTATCATTTTCTCCTGAGATAATTATTCTATTATCTTTAGTAACCAAAGTAATTATTAGGTAATAATCTTTTTCAGGAACTAACTTTTCTAAGTCTTCTAGAGTTATTTGTACCACAAAGTTACCATTAGTTGGGTCATTAATCCAACCTATCCCTTCTTGTTCATCTAAAGTAATTATCTTTTCTATAATAGATTGTACTGAATAGTAAGGATATTTCTTTATTTGAAATTCAACTACATAGTCAGATAGGTCTACAGGATTATAAACAGGATTACCATTTACATCATTAAACCCAGCATTAGCTTTTATAGTAAAGTTAAATCCTTTTTCTTCTCCGGATTTTATCTTCATTACTAATCTGTTATTCTTACAAGCCATTAGTATTCCTCCTTAGCAGTAGAGATAAGTTCTCTAGAAGCATTAGTAGTTATAGTTCCTATCTTTCTATAGATAGTATCCTCATAATCAAGAGTTATATCTTGAGAACCATTAACTGGTTTAAATTGTAATCCATAAATAGTAGGTGTTGTATCACTACTTCTAGCTTTAATATAAACATTATAAGTAGCAGATACACCCAAGCCTTGTAGATTGCCTGTAGTGTAGTTTGTATTGTTATAGATAACATAATTACCAGTACTATCAAAACATCCACCAGGAGTTATTGTAAAGGTGTCTCCGTCAATTATTTGTATATGGAGACCGGATATAATATATTGCAACCAATTAATATTATTCCAAAAATAATCTCTATTAACTGCATGATATCCGCTTACTGGTTCAGCTACATTAAATACTTGTCCAGTAGAACCATTGGTATTTGCCTTATTAACATTAAGACTTTCATACATATTTTGTAGGTTATCCTGATTGCTTGAAATAGTATCAAAAGCTTTCTGAACTGCTACAAAGTTAGCATTAACTTCTTGAGCCTTAGCAGAAGTACCTCCTTTAAAGGTATAAGGTATAATTAAACTCATTATTATCTCCTCTCGTTTCTAGCTTGTTTCTTTATTATTCTCTTCCTTGTTGTTCTAACTTGTACCGGAGTATACTCAGGACTTCTTTCTGGGTATGTATCAGCATAGTTAAAACCTAACTGAGGAAGTATTAATTCTTTACCTTCTCTAGTTCTTCCAGCAGCACCTTCCATTAAGAATGGTATAGAAGTATCTCCTATTTGTCCTAATAGAGATGTATCTGCTGGTCTAGCGTATTCTTGATTAGTTATTCTTGCTAGAGTAGGAAGTATATAACTATTAACCCCACCTATAGGAGTTAAAGCTTTTAAGGTCTCTGCTATTCTAAATCTTACAGAGTCTTCAAAATGTTCTTCTGGTCTATAAGGATAAACATTACCATTGTTATCCATTATACTATAACTACCATCTGGGTTCTTATAAGTATTAGGAGGTAATGGGGCTTCTCCATATCTTGTTCTACCAGCACCTATATTGTACATAGCTCCTAAGAATGGGTTCCCTTGTAATACATCACCAGGGTTATTAATCATTTCTCCAACCGGAGAGAACGCATGGTATTGATTATATATAACTCTACCCGGAGCATTATTAAATGGAGCAAGTACTGGAGAACCGCCTTGACTACGATAAGGTTCTATACCATATTCCTCTTTAGCTCTATCAGATATTTCTTTACCGTATCTACTAGGAATTATAGCACCTAATTGAGTACCTAAAGGATAATCCTTTACTGCGTTAAACATTTGTCTAGGAGCTTGAGTAAATGGTCTATAGAATGGTAACATTATATTAGCTATATTTGTCATTTGTTCTGGAGCATAATAGTTTCTGCCAGTATAATCACCTAGAACTTCTTCTACTCTTTTATTAATAGCTCTATATGTTTTATTTAAACCTCCATTAGCATTAGCTTCTTTAATAACCTCATCAATAGTTTTACCAACTTTATTGGCATATTTCTCAGCTTGATTAAAGAACTCAGCACTACGTTGTAATGTTTCTATACTGTTAGCTGATTTAAAAATTGGAGTATTGACAATACCATTAAGAGCTTGCCACTTAGTACTAAAATCTCCTTCTTTTAAATCTTTAACTAACTTCTCGTATATAACTTTCATCTCAGAATTAATAGGAAGTTTTTCTCCTAAGTATCCTGAGTAACTAGCAGACCTTCTAAGTATTTGAGGTATCTCATCAGCCTTACCAATTATGCTATCTAAAGCTCTGGCATAATGTCCTATTCCTGTACCGGTTATCGGGTTCATTAAGAAGTTTGTTGTAGCGTTACCAGCAACATATCTAGGAGTAGCTAGAGCTATTGTCTTACCTATGCCAGTAATGTCTCCTACTAAACCCATTCCCTTTTGTCTACCAGAAACGTTAAATGCCTTTTGAAGGGCTTCTAAATCTGATTTCTTATAAACATATAGGTTGTCAGCATATCTCTCCATCTCGGACTTATTAAGCCCTCTAGTGATAGATTGTAATGGTTCATTAACTCCTTCACCACCAGCTAACGCAGTACCTATTTTTTCTCTTAATAGTCTAGGAGATACAACTACTTCATCCTCTTTTAATGGGATGTCTTTTATTTTTCTTGTAATAGTAGTATCAGATAGTTTACCGTTTATAGTTTCAAACTCTTCATCTAATATCCATTGAAATGGTCTTTTACCTCCTTCTTTAAGTCTTATTAATTCATGAGGTATTTTATTTTCAGCGATAGTAGTTTTACCATTTATACGGTATTTATTACCTTTATTTTTGATAAAGAATTTCAAGTCCTCTTTAGTAAATCCTAATTTGGGAAGTTTCCAATCATTCTTTTGCATCCAGTTCCATATATGGTCTGTAGTTTTATCTATATATTCTTTATCAGTTAGACTTCTAATTTTATTAGATACTTTAGAAGTAAACTCTGGTTCTACTTTTCTACCGACCACTCCGGTCATTTCATTTAAAGCATTATAAGAAGCATCTGCTTTGCCTAGAGTTTTAATTATATCATCATAAGCACCAGCTTTAATACCTTCTGCTACATCTTCGTAGGATTGAGTACCGTACATCTTAGCTCTAGGGTCTTTAACCTTTTTCTCTGCTTCTGATACAAACCCTTCTCTAACGGACTCTGCAGTAGATTTATGTTTTATAGGACGAATAAAACCATCCCTATAAAGTTGTTCTCCTTTAACTAATACTTGTTGAACTTCTTCCGGAGTAACTCCAAACTTATTAGCAAGTTCTGTATCTTTAAGAAGTTTTTCTATTTGACTTACCGGAATATCTTTACCAGCTTCTTGGAAGTATCTAGTAGCATATTGATTGATAGTTTCAGCTTTAGAATAGTCAGGATTAAATCCATGCTGAACCATCATATCATCTATTCTGGTAGTCATATCTTTTAATTGTTGAGTAAGATTAATTTGTTCTGGAGTACCAGCCATCCTACCAGTTTCTAGGTTTTTTACTGCTTGAGCTAAATCAGAAGTCTTAGCGTTTTGTATAGATATATTAGAAGCTTTTAATTCTTCTATAGGTCTACTTGTAGCTAGTTTGCTATCTCTAAGTATTTGATTAACTTCTCTACCTTTATCTGATATAGAACCTCTTAATGTATTCTTAACAAACTTTGGTAAAGGAAGTTTATCTGCATTATTTGCTACTGCTCTTGCACCTTTAGCTACACCTTTTAAAATTACAGGACTAGCCAGTATAGCTGCATCTGTTGGATTAGCAACCATACCAGCAATAACACCTTCACCTACTCCTTTTATACCACCTTCTGCATAATTACTTCCTAAACTTTCTGCATCTAATTGTACTGGTTTTGTAGCAGCATTATAAAAGTCAGCTATTATTTTAGGAAGACTATTATTAGAAACATATCTTCCTAATTCTCTACCAGTAACTATAGGATGGTTAGCGGCTTGTGATACTAGGGTAGATAAACCGCTTGTTATATCGGTAAGTCCTTCCTTAGCTCTACCTAAAGCGGTTGTACCCCATTTACCTTCATCTATTAAAGTAGACTCTATTTTATTTAACTTATTAAATCCAGCTTCTTGTAATGCAGAATTAATCTCTTGGGTTGTTAAACCATATTGATTAACCGCACTATCTATAAAACCTTTTCTATCAGCCATTATCTATTCCTTTGTCTTCTTAATATCTTTTCTTGGTCTATGCTTATTCCGTAAGGATTAACTCCTCCAACTGTCGAGGTTCCATCTCCCCATTTATTAACATAATCCCAAAACATTTGTTGTTGTTGAGGGTTTTGAAAACTAGCACCAATTTGTTGTATTTGAGCTGCTTTATACATATTACTTAAAGGACTCTCTTCTTGGGTACCTCTATTCCTTGCATAAGCATCAGCTACCATAAGTTGTGTTTCTCTATTAAACGGAGCCAAGTCTCTTATTCTAGTATCTTCTAACATAGCCCTATAGTTTTGATTTTCTTGAGCAAACATATTAATAGCTTCTTGACTAGCAATTTGTTGAGCTTGTCTATCATTCATTCCAGATTGTCTCATTAATTCTAAGACATAATCATAATAAGCATTAGCTTTATCTGTAGCTAATTTACCAGCCGTAATAGCATCCTGTTTAATTACATCAGCTTGTGCATTTATCGGAATATCCATACGTCTTTCTTGACCGGTAACTCTTGTATTTGCTAGAGTATTTTGTCC